CAACTGCATCGGCGCCGACTTTAAGACCCATATCAAGAGGATTATTTTTTATGCTAGAAAGCAAATCCTTGCCTTCTTCTTGCATTGTGTTGAGCCACTCAGGTTTATTAAACCACTTGTCAACACTCTGCTTAAATTCAGAATCTTTATATGCTGTAACAACAGGATCAATAATGCCCTTTTTAATTGGGCTGGTTACACGCTCTTCAAACTCATAACCAAGACCTTCTTCAGCTTTTTTGACTTCACCAGACACAGGGTCAGTAACAAAGTTAAATAGATCTTCCCCGTATGGATAAACAGCGGCTAAAGCACCAGCGCCAGCAATGGCTTGAGCAGGGTTAAATTTATCCTCCTGCACCTCAAACCCAGGAACCTGAGCCGGAATAAATCCACCAGCACGATACATATTTCCAAACATACTAGGATCAAAAGCAAAGCTCTCTTGGAATTTTTGCTCTAGTGGATCGTACTCTTGACCGTAGTCTTTAGAAAAAAGAGATTGAATATTGGCAACATCAGGAGCCATGCCTAACAAACCTTGGCTCATTGCAAATCGGCCAGATGGTGTCTGCTCATAACCCTTCATAAACTCTGGCAGGTTAGTTGCTGAATACGGACTGCCTGACTGAAATCCAGGAACATAACCAATCTGCGAGCCAGGAACCTGAGAAGTAGAAAGACCACCCATAAGCGTGTTCGGAGCTAACGGCGCTGGAACATTCAGCAATGTCGCCGTATCAATTTGATCCGATGTAAGTGGCCCAACTGCCATGCTTATACTCGCGGCAGGTTAGTCGATGTCTGCACTCCAGAGGCAAGCTGTTGCATCCGAAGCTGACGCTCAAACTCAAGCTCTTGCTGACGCAACTGTAACTCAGCCGCCATCTGCTCACGCTTGAAGGCAAACTCCATTTGCATTTTCTCTTTCTGCAACTGTAAGTCTTGTTGTGCTTTGGCCTGTTGCATTTGCATCTCTGCTTGCATTTTTTGCATCTCAATAGCAATGCGTGGATCTTGCTGTGGCTGTTGGGCCTGTTGCGGAGGAGCGTTGCGTGGGTCAGCAAAAAACTCTGTTGGATTTTTGAAGCCAGACAATTCAGCAATCTTGGCAAGTGTGTTGCGATACTCAAGCGGCGTAACAATCGGGTTGTTCATACCCATGCTACCCATAATCTGCTCTTGCTTGGCCGCAATCTGATACAGCGTTGCAAGTTGCTGGTCTGTTTGACCAGTGCCCAAGCCAACATTGATCTGCACATCATATTGGTTTTGCCACTCACGCGGATCCATCGGCACAAACTGATTACGCAGGCGAACAATCTGTGGCTTGTTTTGATACTTCGTAACCATCTGTAAGATGCCACGGAACAAGTCACGCACACCTGTCTCAGCAAACACACGGGCAATCATTTCAATCTTGCCTTGCGATGCGGCTTGCATAGCGGCAACAGCCGTAGCTGTGGTTGACTGCAACGCATCTGCATCCAGACCCATTGACTGACGGCTCATGCCAGTGCGCTGTTCTTTGATGCGATCCATATACTCAAGTGCAGGGAACACAGCGCCAGATACTTCTGGAACCTGCAAGGGCTGAACCATACCTGGCGCACGAGTACGCACAATACCGCCTGGACGGTTGGTCAGCAGGTCGTCAAGATTAACCTGACCCTCAACAGCAACCACCCGAGCGTTGTTTGTGTTGTAGATGTTGTCTAGCAACTGACGCATCAGAGTTGACTTAATCAACTGCACGTCCATCACAAGCTCGGCAACAGAACGCCCAATAGCGCGGTGTGGCATCAAGATCGGAGAAAGAATAGCAAAAGGAACGTGGTCGTATTCTTCGTTCTCTAAGATATGATAGCTGCTACCGATGCTAACAACGCGACGCAACTCAGCAATACCGTCACCATCATAATCAGCCTTAATATAGCTTTCAGTGACAAGAACGTCGCGCATTGATGGGTCTTTGCTGTCAAACTCAGAGTTTGTTTCAAGATCCTCAAACCTGCTTGTTCTTTCTTCAGTCGTTTCAAGTTCAGTATATCCAGCATATTGCTCAACTTCTTCTTGGTCATATCCCATAGACACCAGATCGCTGACCGTCATCGTCGTGCGATGAGCAACAAAGTCTGCTGTACTTAGAGACTTGGAACGCTTACCAATCAAAAATTCTTCTGGCGGTACATTCTCAATATTGACGCGGCCACTCGTTTTCGTGCGGCGTAGCTTTACGTCATAAATTGTGGGGGCTGGGATAACGCTACCATCAGGTAGCTCCATATCTTCACCAACAATCGTTTCGTCTTGAGAGACAACTTCAACCTCATCATCGGAAAGCAAGATGGTTAGCTCTTGCTCATTCAGTCCCTCATACTCTTCGACTTCAACGTCGATGACTTCATCCCAATTATATTTCACAACACCAAGTTTGAGGAGCAACGCATCCTTAAACCAGTTGTGCATGATTTGGAAGCCTGGATTGTCTGTGTTGATAATCCAGTTGCAATAATCGCTGGCTTGTTCAGCAATCAAAACATCTTCAGGGCCTTTAGGAATAAACCGTACATACTCATCTGACTGCGTAAAGATACGCATGAGACTCGGCATAATCTGTTCGATTGTATCAGATACCTCAGTCGCAACAACTTGCGAACGATCTGACTGCTCATTGCCAAATGGCTCTCCCAAGTAATAGTCCATCGCCTCAATGCGATCTTGACTAAACTCCGTATCGTAGTAGCCTAAAGCCTGTTCAATCTCATTCTGTAGAATGGACTGAAACTCGATGTCACTGATCTTTGCCATTTAATGTTTCCGTAGATTTTTTAGAAGCCTTTTTCACCTGTGTCTTTTTTGCCACAGTTTTAGCAACTTGTATAGGCTCTTGCTCTGGCATGGCGCGGCAACTCTTACAAGCGCCTACATAACCATTCGGATTTGGGTATCCGCATTTGCTACAAATCATTGTCTTACCTTTCTGCGTTTTGGTCGGCCCTTCTTTGGAGCCTCTTTCTTTTCTTCCATCTCCTGAGCCTTAAGAGCTTCTGCTTGCTCCGCAAGCGCCTTTTCTTTAGCTCGGTCGCGTCGATAGATTGTGACATACATCACGCACTCCTTTTAGTCTTACGCTTCCTTTTTTCTTCAACGCCAGTTAGTCGGCCAGAGTTGACCATAGCATAGAACACACCTTCGCCACGCTTTGAGCCGTACTCATCCTTCAACTCACGCATGACCTTTCGGCCCTTGCTTGTTAGTGGCATTACTTCATGCCCTTCATGCAACGACCCATTTTCTTGCAAGCCATTGCGTTCTTGCAAGCTGGGCAGGGTGTGAAGTCTTTTTTCTTAGATGCAGTCTTTTTTCCGTATGGCATAATCTTTCCTTTACCATTTAACTTTGTCGGCCCAGTAGGCGGCTGACATTTTGCCTTTTGCAATGTTCTTTGCATGACGCGCCTTAAAACTAGCACGTTTCTTCTTCATGCGGTCAGACTCACCAGCTTTGGGCTTGCCAGCAGTCTTAGCTCCTTGCTCTCCAAAGCGAATGAGCTTGATCTTGTCACCTTCTTTTGCCAGCACAGCATGGCTTTTCTTTGGATGATTGGGGGTGCGTTTAGGCTTATTATAACCAGCAAAGCGTTCACCACGATATATGATTGCCATTAGCGGATCCTCATATTGCTTTTTGGGCCAAGCGTCTTACGCACGTTCAAACCGCGTTTGCGGTTACGGCGTTTTGTGCGCGGAACAGGATCATGGGCAACACTAGCTATCTTCTTAGCCATTAGCAGTCTCCAGAGATACCTTCGGGCGTAACACGGATGCTACGCACAATACTCATAAACTCATCTGCGTCTATCTCTGCCTCCCCCGCACAGTAAGCAGACGCTATCAGACAACTATACATTAAATCTTCCCATGAGGAACCTTCTTTTTCCATCTCTGTCAATCCCTCTAGCAAGATAAAAATATCATCGACATTGCAAAACTCAAGGGCGTTTGTATTTATACTATCCATTTGGCTTTCTCATAGTTCAGATTACTGTTCCACTTGTAGCGACTGCCCGACTTCGCAACGCTGGCATTGCTGGCAAAGGTCAAACAAAAAGCATCAGCCAAGTCTGGGCTGTTCATACCACGTTTACGCATTTCGTCTTTCGACTCAACCTTCAATTTGCCATTACTTGTGAATTTAAAACGCGGCTTACACAGGTCAGAAATCAACTCTTCCTGATCTGGTATCATGCAATCTTTCTCTTCAAACCACTCTTTTGCGCTAAACCATAGTTCATCCCGCAGTCTGGAGTATTTATCTCGCATCGCGGAGCTTTCTGCCACGTTGATGCCCCTTGCAGGTAAATCCAGCTCTTGTAAGCGGTCAACAACGCCAGCACCAATGCCAATGCTGTCAACCAATATCTCTGCTGGGCGGTCAGACCAGCGCGTTGTTTCGTACTCATTTAAGATAATCCCACACAATTCCATCAAATCTTTATTGCGCCATGTCTTCACAGGCTCCGTAACCACATTCCCTTTTCTCTTGCAAAGGGCAGTTCTGTCAGAGCCAAATCGCGCAACGTCTAATCCCCAAACGACAGGCACAGTCTCCGCTGGTGTCTGTTCGCGCTCTGTGGCTGACTGCAAGAGGTACATCGGGATAACAACGTCGTCATCAGCTTCAGGCCATTCACCCAGCACACGCACCCGAAAGATGTTGCTCTCCTCACCATACTTGGCCTTCATATCCTCAATGAAGTTTTTGCCCACCTGAGAGCTATCAGATGAAGCTACCTTCATGGTGTACCATCTATCTTTTACTTTGTTGAAGGCATCATAGAAATAACCAGAGGTTCTAGTCGGGTTACCCGTCATAACCGTCTTGGCACCCTCTGTGGACATCGCACCCTCACCAACCTCAAAGATCAGGTCGTCAACACCAGATGCCTCATCAATCAGAAATAACATATTTGGACTGTGAAATCCTTGCAAGGCTTCTGGATTCTCTCTCCTTGCTGTCCGAGCAACAGCAAAGTTGTCAGCACCGACGACATCAATGCGGTCAGACTTGACATCCAAAACAGACTGAAAGCCTTCAGGAAGCCGCCGATACCATTTCTGGACTTCAGCCCAAAGAATATCCGACAACTGGCTGGCAGTGTTAGCCGTACAAGCAATCCTTGCAGGAGTACGGGTGGTAAGCCACCAAAGGATCAACCAAGAGAGAAAAGCGGTCTTACCAATACCGTGGCCAGATCTAATCGCCACACGGTCATTATCCCTAACAGCCTCCAATGCCTCTCTTTGCCATTTCTCTGGCTCAA